TTGAATATGAGTGGACATTTGAAGATGAACCAGATACAGATGACCATGTAATAGACGATAGATTACTAGTACACAGAACAAATGAACTATATCTAACAGGTATAGAAATAGATTATAACAGCGAAACATTTGGTAGTTTCTTTACATTTAATAACCCAAAAGCAAAATCACAATGTGGTTGCGGAACATCATTTAGTATATGAAAGGTATATTATGGGTACTTTTTTAACAGGTGTAGATGCCAATTTAGAAGATTTGTTACCTTGGTGGGTATCAAATGTTCGTAAACATAATCCTAATAGTAAAATAGTTATAGCAAATTTTGGTATGTCAGCATACTGGAATTTTGAATGGTGTAAACACAATGTAGATGAGGTAATAGGACCTATGATACATCCTAAATGTGCATGGTTTTATAAACCAAGAACTATTTTAGAATTAAAAGATAAATCGGTTGCATGGTTAGATATAGATTGTGAAGTGGTCGCACCATGTGAAGATATATGGGATATGGTAACACCAGGTATGATAGGTCTTACTAGAGATTGGGTAAGAGCAAATTGGTGGGCAACAGGTGTTATTGTAGTTAATGATAGACCTAAAGTTAATGATAGGCCTAATTTATTAAAAGAATGGCATGAGAATTTAATTAAAGGTACTGTACGAGGTGACCAAGAAATGTTAAATGAAATGATTGGTATTAAACCACATGAAGATATACAAGAATTGCCACAAGATTATCAATGGTTAAGAATATCCCTAAATAAAGGAGTAGATAGTCCAACAAAGAAAATTATACATTGGACAGGACCTAAAGGTAAAAAATTTATAAGGAATACTTTAATGAAAGGTAGAAATAGGTAAATGAGAGAGTTTAAACAATACATAAGTGAAGGTGTATATGACCCTAATATATTCAAGGCATTTTTCCTTGCAGGTGGTCCTGGTTCAGGTAAATCTTGGGTATCAGAAAGAACATTATCAGGTATGGGACTAAAAGTTATTAATAGTGATAATACATTTTCACGAGCTTTAGAAAAAGAAAAGATGTCTTTAAATATGGCAACAACCGATGCTAAAGAAATCGCAAGGCGTGATGGTATAAGAGCAAAAGCAAAAGCAAGAACTGGTGTACAGTTAAAACTTGCATTGGAAGGTCGTTTAGGTCTTATATTAGACAGTACAGCAAGAGATATGTCAAGAATAGAATCAGAAGCAAATAGTATGAAATATATTGGTTATGATGTTCATATGATATTTGTAAATACAAGTTTAGAAGTTGCTCTTAAAAGAAATCAAATGAGAGCAAGAAAAGTACCAGATGCTATTGTAATACAAAATCATAAGCAAGTACAAAAGAATATAGGTTTATATCAGAGAATATTTGGCACAAGTAATTTTGTTATTATTGATAATAACAAAGTAGCAGAGGATGTTAACCCTTCTGTTCATAAAGCAATACGAAGAATGGTTAACAGAAAACCAACATCATATCAGGCAATATCATGGATCAAGCGAGAACTATCAAAAAAAAGAAGAAGATAAAAATGGGGAAAATATTACAATTCCCAATGCATAGAGTTAAACGAACTGTGCCAGAGGTAACAATTTCTGACGAACAAAAACAACACTTCAAAGAAGAACAATTCATTGAGCAGTTGACAGAACAATTAAGCTTAGACGTATTAGAGGTTCTTAAAGACAATGTAGTAGATATTAATGATGATATATTTTTAAGAGATTTAGCAATCACTATTGAATCAATCAAAAGTTTATTGAAAAGAGATTTTAATAAACCCCACCCAATGCAAAAGATTACAGATACACTTGTTAATATTCTTACAACACCAGATGGTAAGAAACTTACTGAAATTAACTACAATAGAATCATCAAAACTGTTAAAGCAGTTGTAGTGCCCCCAAAACCAGAAGAAAAACAAGAGAAAACAGTAGATGTTGACTTTGAATTTGACCTAGAATAAGCGCTTTACTTTTACTAAAAAATGTGATATAATAAGATATATGATAATAGTTGATATAAACCAAATAATGATTTCAAACCTTATGGTTACTCTCAGTAGAGATAGTATGACTTTAAGTGAAGATTTAGTCCGACATATGGTTCTAAACTCTCTCCGAGGGCACAATAAAAAATTTAGAAAAGAATACGGCGAAATGATAATCGCTTGTGATAGTAAGAATGTATGGAGACGAGAAGTGTTTCCTAATTACAAAGCAGGTAGAAAAGCAAATAGAGCAAAATCAGAACATGATTGGAATGCTATCTTTGCTATGTTACACAATATCAAAGATGAGATAAGAAACTTTTTACCTTACAAAGTTATTGAAATAGAAACAGCAGAAGCCGATGATATTATTGCTACACTAGTCAATAGATTACAAAGACGAACAGGTCCTAATCATGCTAAAAAGGTACTGATACTATCTGGTGACAAAGACTTTATACAGTTACACAATAATAATGTTAGACAATATAATCCTGTGTTATCTAAATTTGTAGGTACAGATGAAACACCAAGTATATATATTAAAGAACATATATTAAAAGGTGACCGAAGTGATGGGATTCCTAATGTATTATCAGATGATAATGTGTTTGTTGAAGAAGGTAGACGACAAAGACCTTTAAGTAAAAAGAAAATTGAAGCTTGGGTAAATGAAATGATTATGACATTTACTGAAGAAGAACAAAAGAATTACAATCGAAATCGAACACTAATTGATTTAAGTTGTATACCGCCTGAACTAGAGGCAAAGATAATTAATGAGTTTAATGATGTTAAAGTGGCAAGTAGAGATAAAATACTGAACTACTTTATAACAAAGAAACTTAAAACTTTAATCGAAGTTATAGATGAATTTTAACTTTGAAAGAACTGTTAAGGAGAAATAACAATGGCTATAATAAGAAGAAATGCAGACGGCTCAATACAAAGCGATAGTAGGGGAACAGAACCTACACAATCACACCCAGCATTAGCAACAAGAAAAGGAATGAGAACACTAGTTGAATCAGGTAGAGCTCTACCTCCATTGATGAGTGAGATTGCTATGAAAGTAAATAATGCAAAAGATAAACCTAGAAAACTGCAAGTATTAAGAGATAATAATTCAGTACCTTTAAGACAAGTACTAAAAGGTGCATTTGATCCTAAAGTAGAATGGTCATTACCAACAGGTGAAGAAATACCATACAAAGTTAATGATGCACCACTAGGCACAGACCATACACTATTATCTAGAGAAGCAAAAAGATTGTATCTTTTTATAAAAGGTGGTGATAACTCACTATCAAATACAAAAAGAGAAACAGTTTTTATACAAATACTAGAAGGATTATCTGCTGAAGAAGCAGAATTTTTGATTACAGTTGTCAATAAAAAAGTGAATAATGTATATAAAGGATTTACCGCTAACCTGGTGAAAGAAGCATTTGGTTGGGATGATAATTTTATGAAAAAAGAAAAGAAACCATCATATCCAGTATAAGAAATAGGGGTTATTGCCGTAATAAATCTAGAGCCCCCTATCAAAAACCCTTGTTTTTCAACGATTATTGTCATATATAAGTTGTTGATTTATAAGGGTTTTTTTATTTAAACTAATGTGTAAGTTATTGAAATATAACACTTTTAATTTTATTATTTGCTTGACATTTGTCTTGTTTTAGTGTATAGTATAAGAATAATAATAAATAAAAGGATACATTATGAAACGACCAATACTAGAAATTCAAGCAAGAATAGAAAATTGCACAAACGAAGATTTAAATGCTATAATCGGCATGATTAAAAATCAAAGACAAATCCTGGCGATGAATGCTGGGGCAACATTTAATGTTGGCCAAAAAGTTACATTTAGTAATATGACCGGCCACATTGAAAAGATTGCTCGCACCAGAGCAGTAGTTCAAGTTATTAACGGTCCTAGATACCGTGTTCAAATGTCAACAATGAGGGCTGCTTAATGAATAAATATTATTGTTTGATATCAATTAAAAACTCAGATAGACCAGAGATTTTAGAAATTCAAGGTGTTACATGGTTTGCTACCCAAGAATTATTATTTCAGTATTATATGTTTTTAAAACCTGAGTTAAGAGAAGAAAATGTTTTTCCAGTTGAAGAACAAGACTTACCTGCTTTTGAAAACATAACCTCTGAAGATATAAGAATAGCAAAAACAAAAACTAGATTAACAGGACTTGAAACCGGCGTATTAGTCGGTCAAGGTTCATCATATGAAAAGGCAATAAATGAAATTAAATAGATACGAAAAAAAAATAATCAAAGCAATTGTAGAAAGCCGTAAGGGTATCTACGAAACACCTAAAAGAGTTAAGGCAGAATACAAACCTTGTAAAGAGTATGACGCTGCCCTTTCTTTGTTTCTGAAAAAGTTAATCTATGCAGAAACAACAAATGAGTTAGAGATAGAAGGTCCTGCTCTACCACAACCAAAGTTTAGATGGTTCACTTGTAAGTTGCATAAAGATTATGCTACGAAAAGAGAGTTGAGGAAACTACTATGAAATACATTTCTTACCTACTAGCAATTTCAGGCATATACTTTTTTGTATTTGCTTGTCAACCACCACCATGTACTGATGATGGTTGCCCAGAGTTTCATGAACTAACACAGCCACCAGAAAATGCTGATGTGGGGATGATTGAGAAAGAATATTCAATTATACCAGTTGTTGCAACAAATAACAAAGATGATTTTGTATATTCACTAAATGAATGTATTACTCATTTGTATGACGATATAGTAATAGAAAAACAGATACCAAGAGAGTTGATTATTGCTC